AGAGAAGGAGGATTCATAATATGAGTTTTACTACTGGACTAGCTCCTGTAAAAAGGAACATAACAAAAGAAGATGTATTGCAGAAGGCTAAAGATCTTGTAACAGGTGATAGAAACGAGACACATGGTGATGCGTTTAATAATCATGCAGAGATTGCAGAGTTTTGGAATATATTTTTAGATAAAAAACTACAAGCGATGGCTAGCATCACAGCTGATGATGTAGCTTTGATGATGGTATTGATGAAGATATCTAGACACAATCAAGGAAAGAAAGTTAATATCGATAACTTTGTTGACATGGCGGGTTATGCAGCAATAGCAGGAGAGATTAATGACGCAGGACTTATTTAAAACTGTAACATCGCATTGGGTTGAACCTACGCAGTTCCCTCAGATAGAGGGACGCGTAGCGATTGATTTGGAAACATGTGATCCAGATCTAATAAAACATGGACCAGGTTGGCCAACTAAGAAAGGTAAGGTGATAGGTATAGCTATAGCCACAGCGTCCTTCAAAGCTTATTATCCAATCGCACACGAAGGTGGCGGTAACATGGATGAAGAAAAAGTCGTCAAGTATATAAAATCTATCTGTGATGATGAAACAATAGAAAAAGTATTTCATAACGCACAATACGATATTGGTTGGTTGTGGACTTTAGGAATAGATGTCAAGGGTAAAGTGCATGATACAATGGTAGCAGCTGCACTGATAGATGAGAATAGATATTCATACACATTGAATAGTATTGTACACGAATATTTAGGTGAATTCAAAAATGAATCAAAACTAAAAGAAGCAGCAGAAGCTTTTGGCGTAGATGCAAAGTCAGAGATGTATAAATTACCTGCTATGTTTGTAGGAGAGTATGCAGAAGCTGATGCAGATCTTACATACAAACTACATGAGAAACTATCTTGGGAGATAGTCAAAGACAATCTTACAACAGTTTATGATGTAGAGTGTAGACTAATCAAAGTTATATTTCACATGACTAGACGTGGTGTTAGGTTTGACACTGTTAAGTGTGAGCAGTTGAATACAAAATTTCACAACAAAGAAAAGAAGTTGATGAAGCGTATTAAAGAATTGACTAATCTTGATATAGAGATATGGGCTGCAGCTTCTATAGCCAAAGCGTTTGATGCTTTGAATTTACCATATGAAAGAACAGAGAAAACAGATGCGCCTTCATTTACGAAGATGTTTCTTACAGATCATCCGCATGAGTTACCAAGATTAATCATGCAAGCACGTGAGTTAAATAAATTACGTGGTACATTTTTACATGGATTGATGAACTATACACAGGAGGGTAGAATACATGCACATATTAATCAAATTAGGTCTGACACTGGTGGTACTGTGTCTGGTCGTTTTTCTTATAATCACCCTAACTTACAGCAGGTACCCAGCCGTGGTCAGTTTGCGAAAGACGTTAGGAAGTTATTCATTCCTGAGATGGGTCAATATTGGCTCAAGGCAGATTACTCGCAACAAGAACCAAGACTCTTAACACATTGGGCGTGCCTCGTGGACCAACCGGGTGCACATGATGTAAAAGAAGCATATCAAAAGAAAGATTTAGACTTTCACCAACAAACAGCAGACATGGCAGGAGTGGACAGAAGATTAGCAAAAACAATTGGTCTGGGTGTTATGTATGGTATGGGCTATAACAAACTAGCGCGTGAGTTAGATTTAGAACCATTAGAAGCAAAAGAGATGCTTACAGACTTCCGTAAACGTGTTCCGTTTATGCAAGGTATGTTAGAAGCTGTTATGAATCGTGCAAATTCTAAGGGTGTAATTAGAACTTTACTTGGTCGTAAGTGTAGATTTGATTTGTGGGAACCTACATCTTGGGGTGTACATAAACCACTACCGTTAAATCAAGCAAAGGTAGAGTATGGCGATGCTATCAAAAGATATGGCACTTACAAGGCGTTAAATAGACTAATTCAAGGCTCAGCTGCAGATCAGACCAAAAAAGCTATGGTTGATGTTTATGAAAATTTAGGTATAATACCACTTATTCAAGTTCATGATGAATTAGATTGTTCTGTACAAGACGAGAGACAAGCAAAACAAATAAAAGATATTATGGAAACATGTGTAGAATTAGAAGTGCCTTCAAAAGTGGATGTAGATCTTGGAGAAAGTTGGGGTGACAATGGTTGATAAAAAACCAGGATACAGAGAACAAGGCAAAGCAAGAGCTGGTAATGTAAAAAGTAATTTTGCCATAAATCCAGAACAAATGGAATTTGAAAGAAGAAAAGTTCTTGAACAAATGTCCAATAAAGTTGATCAAAAGAAATTAAATAACATGGCTGCAGTTTCAGCCACAACAGAACCTAAATATTTTAAAACAACTAATTTACTTAAGAATGGTAATCGAGCAGAGTACGATAGCACAGAGGGTAAAGGTGAACAACGTGAACCCACTATGCGTGTACTGTCATTGGGAGCTGGTGTGCAGTCGTCATGTCTAGCGCTCATGGCACAAGAAGGATTAACAAAACATAAACCAGATTATATGATATTCGCAGATACGGGGTGGGAACCCAAGTTTGTATATGAACATGTAGAATATCTAAAAAAGGCCATAACGATTTGTCCGCTGATCACTGTGCAGAGAGGAAACATCAGAGAAGACCTCATCAGAGCAGCGAACCCAGAACCAGGGTCTAGAGAAGAGGAGAAATCATTTGCTGGACGTGTACCAAACCCTCCGCTGTTTGCTGCACGAAAAGGTGGACGTGTAGGAATGCTTTATCGTCAGTGTACACATGATTATAAAGTTATTCCTATACAAAAAAAGATTAGAGAATTATTAGGAGTGAAACCAAAACATAGAGTGCCTAAAGATGTGATTGTAGAACAATGGATAGGTATATCTACAGACGAAGCTATGCGTATGAAAAAAGCTAGACTGCCGTGGTTAGAATCACGTTGGCCTTTGATTGAAATGCGTATGTCACGTATGGATTGTTTACAGTGGTATAGAGATATAAAGAAACATCCTATGCCTGGTAAATCATCTTGTATTGGTTGTCCTTATCATCACAATGATCAATGGCGTAATATGCAAAAAAATTACCCAGAAGATTTTGCTGATGCTGTAGAAGTAGATAATAAAATTAGAAATGGATTAAAAAATTCTGAAGCTAAATTGTACCTACACAAATCAGCGAAACCATTAGGAGATATAGATTTCTTAGAACCAAAGAAACAGCCAAGTTTATTTGGTGAAACATTTGATGAAGAGTTTGCAGATGAATGTGAAGGACTCTGTGGAGTTTGATCGTAAGTTTGTAAGATCTGGACCAGAGTTTAGATGCTACAATTGTGGCAAATGGTTTACTAGACTATTATACTGGACAGATAAAAAATTTAACCCGCAGCAAAAACATAAGTTGCATTTCTTATGTGGACCTGCTTGCGCAACGGAGAAATATGAGCGAAGTAATAAGTAAAATACCAATACAAGATACACGATTGTTTTACAAAAGGTATAACAATTATGAAAATCTAAATAATTTATTGATAACAGAAATAGAAAAAGAACGAGGTAACAATGCTGCTGGTATGATAAGCACCAATCCTGGTTGTTGGCGTAGTATGTTTAAATACAAATGTGAGAAAGAATTGATGAAACCAATTGGCATGATTATGTCAGCTTACATGGATCATTACTTTCCCAAAAAACCTATGGATGCAAGTATAACATATTGGACAAATGTAAACGAGACAGGTAGTAACAACATATTTCATTCACATTACCGTGCAGATGCAGATCTATCTGGTGTGTATTATGTACAAGGATCTAACACAGGTCTGATTAGATTTGCAACACATGAACAAATGTATCGTATGATACCTAATCACATGCCACATGCTAACATGATAGCTCATTCACCTAGCGATGGTGACATACTGTGCTTTCCATCTTATCTGTTACATGATGTAGACATAAACAGAAGTAATAGACAACGTATTACTATTGCTTTCAATGCAAAAATAAAGTTTAAAGAAGAATCAAACGTTATAAATATGCCTGATAGGAGTGAAAAAAGTGAATCATTGGAGAAATAACGAAGAAATGGCGGTTTGGGACCCTGGTGAAAAAACCACGGTTTTCCGCCAAATAAAAAAGCTCATAATTGCCCGGTATCGGGCTTTAAGGAAGTGGGCTGTGTGTTTGTACCCGGGTAAACAATGAAAAAATACGATTGGACAGCTGAAAAGCTACAAATGGCAAAAGAGCTACTACAGACACACACTGCAAGGTCCGTTGGTGAAGTTATGGGTGTAAGTAGAAACGCTGTGCTGGGTGCACTATATAGAGAGAAGGTGAAAAATGGATATGAACCTCCTGCAGATTCACCTTACGCTAGAATTAGAAAATATAGAAAGGGATTTGGATAATGAAACACGACAAATGTGGCACACCTGATTGTTGTCAGGAATGTGGACCAATACAAACTAAACTAAATAGGTTTGTACAGATACTTGGTAATATAGAAGATGATCAAGATAAGTACGTATGGATTATGGACTTTGGTAAAAATTCTATACCCATGGCAGCTAAATATAAAATGGAAGAGTTTGAGATTCAAGGTTGTCAAACTTCTACATGGTTAGTACCACATTATGTAGATGATAAAATTTATTTCAGTGCTGATTCAATGGCGCTTATATCTAAAGGCATGGTGTGTTTGATAGCAGACGTGTACAGTGGCTCGAGCGCCCAGGACATCAATGATTTTGATCAAAGTAATTTTAATGAATTAAAGTTAGATACTTTACTTACACCAGGCAGAAGCAATGGTGTATATAGTATGTTAAAACAAGTAATAGATTACGCTAATTAGATGCGCCTAGAGGGTTTTCCAAGGCACGTTTTATTCTTTTGTCTATCTTTTCTTCTAGCTCAGTCATGGCTTGCTCCAACTTATCCGTTAATCTTGCCATGTCTTCCCGAATGTCCTTCGTGGTACCTCTTAACTCCTGGCTGGTTTCTCTCGAATCTTCTTTGACCATCTGTTCTACATCATTAACAACTTTTTCAATACGTCTTACATCTTGCCGAAGGTCGTTTTTGAGTTCATTTGCAACATCACTCACTAATCTAATTTCCGACATAATCATTTCCATTTCTTGCATAATCATGTTTACTTCTGTTTGTATAAGATCTGTTTTACTATTTAGTTCTTCTTTTGTTAAATCTATTCTTTTGTCAAAACCGCTGAGGTCTGGTGCTACATATTCTTGGATCTGCTGTTTCATCGTTAGATAATCCTTGTAGAATTCAAAACCGCCCCATAATGCACCACCAGCTGTGGTGAGTGCAGTCAACACCAGGAATATCTTCCCGCCACGAAACTTAATACCCGCTACCTCTAATTCTGCCACTGACTCTCCTCTATTTGATTCATTAGGCCCTCACTTCCTACAAACAAAAAGTAACCTGCCATATTATTATCTTCTATCTTTGTATCAGGTAACATGAAATCTGTAAAGAAATCTACTCT